TATAAGATGTATAAGGAAAAAAATAGTGTCAACTGAACAAGATTTAGTACAACACTTAGATCAAGTAAATAAAGTTGTTGAAGAATATCTTAAAGGAAATGATCCTACAAGAATATCTAAACAACTTGCAATACCAAGACAACAGGTAGTTAGTTTAATTAATGAGTGGAAGGTTATGGCTTCCGCTAATGATGCAATTCGTGCTAGAGCAAAAGAAGCACTGGTTGCTGCAGATACTCACTATAGCAAATTAATTACAAAGGCTTATGAGGTTATTGAGGATGCAACAACAAGTGCTAACCTAAATGCCAAAAGTCAGGGAATTAAGTTGGTATTGGATATTGAATCTAGAAGAATTGATATGTTGCAAAAAGCAGGGCTTTTAGAAAATAAAGAACTAGCAGAAGAAATGGTACAAATAGAAAGAAAGCAAGAAGTACTTATGAACATATTAAAAGATGTTGCTTCTGAGTATCCACAAGTTCGTGATGAAATCATGAGACGACTTTCAAGCATTGCCAGGGAAAGCGAAGTGGTTACAGTTGTCCATGATGTTTGATGATTTTTTAGAAGTATTAAAAGATAATCCATTTGAAGAAATTCCAGTAGACGCTAAAACATTTATTGAGCACGAAGACTATTTGGGACAACCTGCACTATCTAAAATTCAGTATGACATAGTTGAGGCTATGAGTCAAATTTATAGAAAAGAAGATTTGATAGATTTGTTGGGTGAAAAAGAAGGTACAGAATATTATAATAAGTATACTAAAAATGAAATCATTCTTCAGTTAGGTAAGGGTAGTGGTAAGGATTTTACTTCTACAGTTGCTTGTTCTTATATTGTTTATAAGTTACTTTGTTTAAAAGATCCCGCTAAATATTTTGGTAAACCATCAGGAGATGCTATTGATTTAATTAACGTTGCTATTAACGCACAACAGGCTAAGAACGTTTTCTTTAAAGGTTTTAAAACTAAGATTGAAAAGTCTCCATGGTTTATAGGAAAGTTTTATGCAAAGGCAGATAGCGTAGAGTTTAATAAATCTATTACAGTTTATTCTGGACATTCAGAAAGAGAATCACATGAGGGTTTAAACCTTTTGCTTGCAGTGCTTGATGAGATTTCTGGTTTTGTTTCTGAAGTTGGCACAGGAAATGAACAAGGTAAGACTGCAGAAAATATTTATAAAGCATTTCGCGGCTCAGTAGATTCTCGTTTTCCAGATTTAGGGAAAGTTGTATTGTTATCTTTTCCAAGGTATGTAGGAGATTTTATATCTCAAAGATATGATGATGTTGTTTTAGAAAAAGATGTTATTGAAAAAAATCATAAGTTTATTTTAAATCCAGCATTACCAGAAGATGAAGTAGGAAACACATTTGAGATTTCGTGGGAAGAAGATGAAATTGTTTCATATAAGTATCCTGGAGTATTTGCATTAAAAAGACCAACATGGGAAGTTAACCCAACTAGAAAGATTGATGACTTTAAGTTAGCCTTCTATACAGATCTTGGGGATGCAATGATGCGTTTTGCATGCGTTCCAACCTATTCATCAGATGCGTTTTTCAAGCAGGCAGAAAAAGTTAGAGCCTGTATGACTGGTAGAAACCCTATAGATAATTTTAAAAGATTTGATGAAGCCTTTAAACCTGATCCAGATAAGACCTATTATGTTCACGCTGACTTGGCACAAAAGCATGACAAGTGTGCTGTAGCCATTGCTCACGTAGAAAAGTGGGTTAACGTTCAAGTAATCAAAGATTACGAACAGGTTGCTCCTATTGTTGTTGTGGATGCAGTGGTTTGGTGGGAACCTAAAGTAGAAGGTCCAGTAAACCTATCAGAAGTAAAGCAATGGATTCAAAACTTAAGAAGAACTGGTTTTAATATAGGTTTGGTAACATTTGATCGTTGGCAATCATTTGATATTCAAAATGAACTAAAGGCAGTTGGAATGAGAACGGATACTGTTTCAGTTGCTAAAAAGCATTATGAAGATATGGCAATGCTTATTTATGAAGAAAGATTAGTAATGCCTTCAATTGAATTATTGTTTGAAGAGTTAACTGAGTTAAAAATTATGAAGAATGATAGAGTTGATCATCCTCGTAAAAAGTCTAAAGACTTAGCGGACGCAGTTTGTGGTGCTGTATTTGGTTCAATTGCTAACACTCCAAAAGATATTGATTTAGAAGTTGAAGTTCATACTTTTGCAGATAGACCTAAATCAGATAGATCAAAAGAACTGTTTGTTAACAACAATGTGATTAGACCAGAACCACCAAAAGAAGCACTTGAATACCTAGATCAGTTTAAACTAATCTAATAAAATGTTATAATAGTACTATCTCACATTGGAGGTAGTTATTAAATTAATAACTTTAGGACTCTTCGCAGAGCATTCTTTGTCTTTATAGTATCCTGCATACTATTACTTTCTTGTATTCCATTAGTTAAATCAATTGCTAATCCTCCAACCTATTACCCATCTGGACCACAACAAAACATTGATAAGTCTGTAGTTGAATCTGGAGGTTGGACACTCTGTTGGTCTGGGACATACGGCGGAACTGATTTATTATCAAACATAACTAGTGCTTGTGACCAAGACTATATTCTATATGCTGGTGGATTAACCAATAACTCAAACTTAATGCTTCTTGCTGCTGGTAAAAGAGAAATGGTATTTACCATTCAACCAAACATGTCTAATCAAACTCTATTAGAAAACGGTTCCTATTGGTATTTTAATACAGGCTATGGCTCTATGGGGTTTGCTCCAAATAGTACTATCCAACAAAGTTCTGCAGATGTTTATGCCGCATGGGGTGGCAATTTAGATGATGGCTCACTTCGTTTATCTTGGCACACTGGTCATTGTGGAGATGGAAATATTTGCGGTGGATGGAGAGTAGGAACTGTAGTTGGATTAAATGGTTCAAATGAATATACAAGATATATCTATGAGTCAACTGGTGGTGCTACACCAAGCCCTACCCCAACACCTACCGAAACTCCAAGTCCTACACCAACACCTACTGAAACACCTTCAGAGACTCCTACACCTACTCCTACGCCTACAGAAACAGTAGAGCCTAGTCCAGAGCCAAGTCCTACAGAAACTCAGATTCCAAATCCTGATCCAATTGATCCAGGTCCAACTGAAGAACCTGTTGTGATACCAACTGACGAACCAGAAATAGAAGTGCCAGAAGAAGTGCAAGAGGAAATAGAAATAATTTTAGAACCTTCACCAGAACCAACTCCTATAGAAGAAATTATAGCAGTTGAAGAAGAAATGGATAATGCAATTGAAGAACTATTGGTTAATGAAGAAGAGATTACAGATGAACAATTAGAAAACATTGCAGAATTATTAATTGAAAATTATGAAGTAGATGAAGCAATGCCAGTAGCAGATTTAATTGAAGGATTAAATGATGAGCAAACTTTAGAATTTTTAGAACAATTAGATGAAAATCAAATAATTGAATACCGTGAAGGTGTTGAATTAGAAGCAGGTGTTGCAGTTGTATTTGAACAACTGTCAGACCCTGGGGCCTTATTAGGAGAGTTTGTATCAGATCCAGGACAAGTGTTAGAAGCACTTGGACAATTGGGTGCTGATATGACAGAAGAAGAAAGAGAGGACTCACAAACAGTTGTTGTTGCAACAGTTATTGTGGGTCAATTAATAGGATCTGTAGCAATGTCTTCAAGCATAGTACAGATGAATGCAAGAGCAGAAATAAGGAGGATAACATGATAAAGGCAATACTAAAACCTTTTAAGTTTATCTTCAAAGCAGTTAAGTTCGTAGTTATGTTACCCATAAACCTAGTTAAGTTTATTCTAATCAAGGTTATGGCGGTAATTAAATATGTTCTTAATCTTGTTTGGAAGATACTTAAAGGTATATATAAAGGAATAATCGGGGTAATTAATGAAGGTACTCAAGTTATTACTTGGATTATTACAAGTATCTGGAATGCAATTAAATGGGTATTTATTAATACCTGGAAATTAATTGTGTGGATACTAAATAAAGTATGGACAGTAGTTAAATTTATATGGGCATGGCTAGTAGAAGCATTTGTAGAAACATTAAACCAATTGTGGACATTACTAGGTATGTTCGCAGCATGGCTAGTACTCGAGGGTAGTGCAAAAACTATCGTAGGGTATGCAATTATAACTGTCTTGTTTGTATGGCTAATAACTATACGAATAAGGGAAGGAGAATAATAATGGCAAAAGAAACAAAACTAGATGACGAAAAGGCAATGGGAGCAGTTAGCGGTATTAAAAATATTCTACTTAGAATAATCGCTGTATTTGCAGCCAATGGACTTGGAGTTATTGGTGCTGGTGCAATTATCGGTATCGACACCATGAGTGCAATAATACTTGCAGGAACTCTAGGTGTTGCTACAGTAGTTGAAAAACTAGCACGAGGATTTATCGATGATGGAAGACTAAGCATCGAAGAAATCAATAGTGCATTTAACTCAGTAGACA